GTGAAGATAAAACCCATCCCCATTACCTTGGACAAAGAGCGCACATTGCTTTATGACTTCAACGCTTTTATTGAGCTTGAAGAACTGTACGGAGATATTAACAAGGCATTCAAAGGGTTAGAGCAGCTTAAGATGAGGCCGATCCGTGACATGATCTGGGCCGGATTAATCCATGAGGATGAAAACCTGACTCCTAAGCAAGTGGGCAAGATGCTCAATATGGCTAACATGCAGGAGATAGCTGCAAAAATAATGGAAGCCCTGGGCATTTCCCTGCCGGAACCGGAGGCAAAGCCGGGAAAGCCGGGGGAGTAAAAGGCGACTTTTGGGACTGGCCGTTTCTGCTATATGTGGGAACGGTTGTTTTGTCTATGCCGGAAGAAAGTTTCTGGCGCACTACTCCCCGGAAGTTACACGCTTTACTGGATGCCCATATCCGGGCTAATGACCCAGAGAAGGCAAAGAAACAGACCACTGACCCCAAGACAGCGGTAAAAGCAATCATGAAGTGGTAGTTAACACAAGCTGGAAGATATAGTAATATTTAAGATAATTCTTCCGGGGAGGTGTGGTCGATGAACTGTCCCAAGTGCCATAGCGGAAATATTGAGGTTAAAAGCTTGGGGTATATGGCGGTAACTTGGTTAGGATTTATTCCTCTTGTAGCTTTACTGTTTTTAATTTTTGCACCCTTGGGCATTATAGTTGGCATTGCTGCTTTGTTCGCCCCATTGGCCATGATAAACGAAAGAATGATTAGATGTAAGGATTGCAAAAAGACCTGGTTCGTCAAGAAAAACTTAATCAGTATTTAGAGATACCTAAATCAGCAAATTAAATAACACTCGCTACGGCGGGTGTTTTTTTATGCCTGGAAGATAGGGGGTGAGACGATTGAATATAGCAAATTTGTGGATCGGCCTGATAGTAGATGATGAAAAATTCCAACAGGCGATGAAGAACGCCAAGGAGCAGCTTAACAGCCTTCAAGGCCGCATGAAGGAAGCCGAGAAAGGCAGTAAAGCACTTGCGAAAGGTTTGGCTGTTATAGGAACTGCTCTTATGGCTGCCGGGCTTAAATCTATCCAGATGGCCGGGAACCTAGAGCAGACCAAAATAGCCTTTACTACCATGCTGGGAAGTGCTGAAGCTGCTGATGCTTTTATAAGGCAGTTGTATGACTTTGCGGCCAAAACCCCCTTTGAAATAGAAGGCCTGACCACTGCCGCCCGGCAACTCTTAGCATTTGGTTTCCAAGCCCAAGAGATCATACCCATGATGGAGGCCATCGGCAATGCCGTTTCAGGCCTTGGTGGCGGAGCTTTTGAAATAGAGCGAGTGACCCGCGCCCTGGGCCAAATGCAAGCCAAAGGCAAGGTAACTGCTGAGGAAATGATGCAGCTGGCTGAGTTGGGTATTCCTGTCTGGAAAATACTGGCCGAGAAAATTGGTGTCTCTATCCCCGAAGCTATGGATAAGGCATCTAAAGGCGGCATATCTGCGGCAGAAGGGATAAATGCTCTTCTTGAAGGCATGAACGAACGCTTTCCCGATATGATGCAGAAGCAATCAGATTCCCTGCTAGGTATCTGGTCGAACTTCGAGGACAACGTGGCTCAGATATTCACCAGGATAGGTGAGGATTTAATAGAAACTTTTGACCTTAAAGGTAAACTCAAGTCTGCTGTTGAGGCCCTCGAATACCTGCGGGAACTGATCGGTGAGGAAGGCTTACAGGGAGTTTTCAATCAACTATCAACCAGTGCGAAAACTGTCATTGCGGCTATTGCCGGGGCCATTATCGCAGCATTAATACCGGCATTTGTGGCTTTAGCAAAAGCCATCTGGGCGGCTATGGTACCGCTTACACCATTTCTGGCAATAGGCGCGGCTATTGCAGCGGCAGCCTATCTCATATATGAGGCCTGGTCTAAAAATATGTTCGGGATACAGGACAAGGTGAAAACAACCGGTGCTGTAATATCAAGCGCCTTTCAAGTAGCGGTTGCGTCTATTATGACCGCTTTCAATAAGCTGAAAGAGGTAGTATATCGCATCCTGCAGAGCATCATGGATGCCGTAGAACCCCTAGTCGGAGTGCTGGGCAAGATAGCCCCTTCTTTTGAATCAGCTTTTGACCGCGCTCAGGCGGCTCTAAAAACCAAAGGAGAAGCAGCAAGCAAGGAGGCGGAATTACAGGCGGCAAAGTTGAGGGAAGCTGCTTCCTCCCTCCGTGCATCTGCTGGCGAAATGAAGGAAGCATTTACTGACTGGTCTACCCCCGTATCGGGTGGCGGCAAGAGCTTTGCGGATTTCCGTAAGCAATTTGAAAGCAGTTTGGGGTTAGGTGAAGCTACAGGTGAAGCTACAGGCGAAAATGCTCTTGAACAATTAGCCACCTCCGGCGCCAAGGCTGCTAAAGACCTTAAAGCTGCTTGGGAGTCTGCGGCTGATAGCCTTAAAACTCGACTATCGCAGATCAAGACCATCTTTGAGATAGCTGGGAACCAGTTAGACATGACCGGTAGCAAAGCCCAGCAATTAAGGAATGATATAGACTCATTGACTGCTCAGATTGAAATCCAGAGGCAGGTTGTAGAAGCAACCAACACAGGCTATGAGCAGATGAAGGCCCAAAAGGGTGAGAACTCAGAAGAGGCCCAAAAGCTCAAACTGAAAGTGCTGGAAGAGCAAAAAGCTTTATCTGATCTGGAAAAACAGTTATATGAGACCACCAATGCCTTGAAGGCCCACGCCCAGGAATTCCGCGACCTGGCGGCTGAGATCGACAAGGTGGAGCAGAAATACAAGGACGATTTGGCGGCGGCTCTGGAGGACTACCAGAGGAAAGTTGAGGAGGTCAACCGCAAGGTCCGCGAAGAAGAACGGCGCACCACCGAAGAGTACAACCGGGCCGTAGAAGAGCGTACCCGTGCGCTATCAAACTTTGTCGGTCTGTTTGATGAGGTTGCCAGGCGCGACGTTTCCGGTGAAACCTTGCTGGCCAATTTGCGCGGCCAAGTGGATGCCTTTAAAAATTGGTCTGAGAACATCCAAGCCCTAGCAGCACGGGGAGTTGACCAGGGGCTGATTGAAGAGCTGCGACAGATGGGACCTAAGGCTGGTCCTGAAATAGCGGCCCTCAATACCCTCACCGATGAGCAGTTGGCCGAATATGTGACCCTCTGGAGAAGGAAGAATGAGGAGGCACGGGCCGAAGCTATTAACCAACTCCAACAGCAGCGGGTGGAAATGCAGCAAAAATTGATGGAAATACGGCAGGCAGCCAATGAACAGCTTGAACTATACCGGGCCGAGTGGGAGAAGAAGAACGCCGAGATCCGGAAGAACGCCGAAGAAGAAATGAAGCGAATCGAGGAAAAGTTTCAAAGTATAGCAAAGGCCGGGACTACCTACGGTGTTAGCTTGATGCAGAACTTTACAAGCGGTATGAAATCTCAATTTGATGTTCTCCGGGAAACATTAGAAGAGGCTGCCAGTATAGTAGATTCATATATGCCACACTCCCCTGCTAAGGTTGGACCTTTGAAACGTCTGGGAGAATGGGGGCCAGCTTTGGTCAATACCTTTGCTGATGGTATTAGAAGCAGCCTTCCCCGCTTGCAAAATGCGGTTGCAGGCATGGCAATGTTAACTCCTGCAGCCATTGGTCCGTCAATATCCAACAGCACCAGCAACAACTACGGCGGTAATGTCTTTCATATCCATGTATCCGGTAGCAGTAGTCGCGAACAGGCAGAAAACCTGCTGCGCGAGCTACATCGGCGAGGAGTGAGGTTTTAATGAGGCATCTATATATAGCAGGGGTAGACCGCTGGTGTGACCTGGAACGCGATACCCTTCAAATCGAGCAGGCGTTGACATATCAGATCGACACCTGCTCTTTCCATGTTTCGGGAGTGCAACCAGCCGAAGGCGAGGAGGTAATCATCGAAGATGATTACATAGGCCGCCTGTTTGCCGGTATCATCGTTAAAGTAGAGCTGGTGGACAAAGATCTGAAACTGTGGGCGGTGGAATGTGATGATTATACTGCCCTATTAGACCGCCGTCTTGTCGTGGAGAGTTACGAAAATATGTCGGCATCGGATATCTTTTTAGACATCGTGGCCAAATACTGCCCCGGTTTTACTACCAACGGCGTCCGGTCTGGTGCACCGGTCGTAGAAAGTACAGGCGCAGAATTCGAGTACAAGCGCCCCAGCGAATGTTTTAAATGGCTTTGTGATTATGTCGGGTGGCACTGGCAACCGGACTACTACAAAGACCTACACTTTTTCAGCGCAGAAGAGTTGGCCAACCCCGCGCCAATGGTTTTGCGGCCCGGAGGGAAATTCAGGTTTGGTAAACACAGCATCGACACCCAGGGCCTGCGAAACCGCGTTTACGTCCGCGGCGGGACTATGTTATCTGACCCGCAGGTGGTGCAGTGGAAAGCTGACGGCGTGGCGCGCATCTGGACCCTTCCCTGGGGACCGCATGAGGTTAGTCTAACTGTGGGCGAGGTTCCTATGACTGTTGGAGTGGAAAACCTGCACGATGAAGAGGACTTCGATTATATGATGAGCTTCACCGAGAAGTATATCCGGTGTTCTGCCCACACCCCTACTCCGGTTGAAGGTATCACCATGGCCTTGACAGCCCGGCAAGATATACCTGTTATAACGATGGTTGAGGATTATGCTTCTCAGGCCGCCATAGCAAAAGTCCAGGGCGGTGACGGTATCTATGAGCACGTCATTGACGATGACAGCTTAACTACCATACAAGCCGCGGAAGCCGCTGGGATGGCTGACCTGCGGGAACATGCTAATCCCAGGGTGAAAGGCAGCTTTGAGACGGAGTATGTAAAGAGAATAAAGAGAATATCGTGGGGCGATTTGAGAACTAAAACATGGATAGAGGTGAGAGATGATGCCTGAGTATACAGCTAATTATAACTTGAGCAAGCCCGGGTATGACGAAACCGCTGATATAAAAGTGATTAATGAAAACATGGACACCATAGATGGGAAACTAAAAGAAAATGCGGATGGCCTTTCTACGCATTCGTCCAAGGCCGCATCAACATCTGCTAGTGGTCATGTTCAGTTGCAGACAACAGTTGATAATTCCGAAACAACAGCATTAACACCGAAAGCGTTAAATACGCATGTGGCTGAAAGTGCGTCTACTTCTCAAAAAGGACACGTACAGCTTTCCACAAGCACAACTAGCACAAGTACAAGTTTAGCAGCAACCGCAAGTGCTGTTAAAACAGTAAACGATGCTTTAACTTCGCACAAGGC